GAGAACTGGCAGGCCAACGTGACGGGTAGGCAGATCGTCTTCGGCGGCGCGGTGATCATAGGATCAGGGACGATAGCCGGCGTCGTGATCGCCGTAGCGCGGATGTTGGGGCACTAATCATGCCACGCAGTCGTCGGCGACGGGTCAACGATCGGCGAAGAGCAGCTGAACAGCGTCTTGCTGCGAGAGCTGTGCTACAGAAGGCCCGGGGAGAAGAGCGAGAGAAGCTCGGACGTTATGTCAAGTCAGTCTTGAGAACTCGTGCAGGAGAAGTAGTCACGTCTCATGATGGTCGTGCATACCAAGTTCAGAACGATGGTTCTCTACGAAGATTTGAACCCGAAGGAGGGATGTCGTGAGAAAACTGCTTTGGATTGGTGACGCTGCTGTTTCTACTGGGTTTGCCAGAGCCACTCATCACACTCTGGAAGTCCTCCGAAGAACGTGGGATGTTCATGTTCTTGGGATCAACTATATGGGAGATCCTCACTCTTTTCCATACCCCATCTATCCAGCTTGGCCTGGTGGGGATGTGTTTGGCATCAAGCGGACCAAAGAGATGGTTGACAGACTTCAGCCTGATCTTGTTGTGGTTCAGAACGATCCGTGGAACATTCGTGAGTACTTCAAGCAAGTCGATGGAAAAGCCCCTGTCGTGGCGACCATGCCTGTCGACGGAAAGAACTGTCGAGGGAAAGATCTGAACGGAATTGCTCTCGGGATCTTCTGGACGAAGTTTGGTCTCGACGAAGCTACTCGTGGTGGTTACACAGGCCCATCTGCCATCGTTCCTCTTGGCGTTGACCTTGGTATGTATTCTCCAATGGACCGCCGAGAAGCTCGTGAAAAGATTGGACTTCCTGGGCTGGAGGAAGTCTTCATCGTTGGCAATGTGAACAGGAACCAGCCAAGAAAACGTCTGGATCTCACGATCAAGGCATTCGCAGAGTGGGTGCAGAAGTATGGGCACCAAGACGCTTATCTCTTTCTCCATGTGTCACCAACAGGAGATCGTGGATATGACGTCAAGCATCTCATGCACTACTATGGATTTCGCGAAGATCAGAAACGTCTCATCCTTGTAGAACCCCACATCGGTCATGGCATTGAAGAAGAGAGTATGCGAGCCATCTACTCCTGCTTCGATGTTCAGGTGACGACGACGCAAGGTGAAGGGTGGGGTCTGACGACGATGGAGGGAATGGCCTGTGGAATCCCACAGATCATTCCTAACTGGGCTGCTCTCGGAGAGTGGTGTGGGGGGAATGCTGTTCTCAGAGTTCCCTGCACAAGCACGATTGTGACACCTGACTACATCAATGCAGTTGGTGGGGTCATTGATCACGAATTGCTCGTTTCTGCTATGGAGACCCTCTACCGGCACAGTTCCACACGTTCTTTCTTGGCTTCGGCGGGGATAGAGCTCGTGAGTAGACCTGAGTTCCGATGGGAGAACATCGGACAGAAGTTCGCTGAGGTTCTTGAAGAACCTTATGCGAATAGCAAGAAAGTGGCCTGATGGCCCAACTCAATATCAAGGGTGCAGACGAGCTCAAGAAACTTCTTTCTGAGCTCGCCAAGCAATATCCGGAGATCGCTAGAGCTGCTCTCTATCGCCAAGCCGAGATCCGGATCATGACCCCAAGTAAGCAGTACTTCGTTCCAGTGAGAGATGGGCATCTTCGGAATTCTGGTCACGTCGTTGCTGAAAAAGATCAGGTCAAGGTCACTCTTGGGTTTGGTGGTCCAGCAGGAATTGGAAATTCTGGACCAACCAATTCTCAAGATGTTGGGTACGCAATCGTCCAGCACGAGAATCTAGATTTCGCTCATGCTGTTGGTGAAGCGAAGTATCTCGAGAAGCCTGTCATGGAAGCTCTTCCTAATCTTCCGGTGTGGATTGCGGAAGATATGTGGCGCGACATTGAGAAGATGGTGAAGTAATGGCCTTCTACAAACGGATCAAAGCGCTTCAAGAACCTTTCGATGGTGGGCTTGACGATAAGCAGCGATCGAAGGTTCAGTTCAACATCTTGGCCACGAAAGCACCTTCAGCCACTTTTCTTGAAGAGATCGTTGCGTATCTCGAGTCTCTGGGTGTAGTGAGTGGAAATGTCTTTGTCTCAACAAGGGCTTCAATCCCTAGTGGCGAAGGTCCTTATCTCTCGATTGTAGAGACTGGAGGAACTGGTTCGATCACAGAACAGAACTCGGACTCCCCTGCATTCCAACGACCAGGAGCGCAGATCGTTGCCCGGGCAGGAGACTACGTTGCTGCAAGAACTTTGGCAAGAGCGGCCTACGACGCTCTCGTCAGAGTGAAGAACCAAACACTCACGTAGGAAGGAGGAGACTGAATGTCTGACGCAATTTCTGCCCAGGGAACTCTGGTTCAGCGGGCGCCTGTGGCCACGCCGACTGCCTTCGCGACGATCGGCAATCTCCACGCGATCACGCCCCCCTCGCTCACGCGAAATCCGATCGAGACCACTTCGCACAACGATCCGGAGGACTCGTACGTCGTTGGGATCCGCCGGCGGGGCGAACTCTCGTTCAACATCGGATTCCTTCCGAGTGGTGCCAGCCACGGCATCGCTTCGGGTCTCGAGAAGGCATGGCTGGACGGCACGAGGGACATCTGGAAGGTTCTGTTCCCCGATGGGGGGATCTGGACTTTCTCCGGATACATCACGAACATCAGTTCGTCGGCCCCCATCGACGAAGAGCTCACGGCTGACGTGACGATCCGTCCGACCGGAACAATGGTGATCGTCTAAGGAGTCTAGAACTCCAGAAAGGCAGGGAGTCGTGAACGATACGAAGAAGTACCTGACCGCGATGGAAATCCTCGAAGTCAAGGACATCGAGATCGTTGAAGTTGATGTTCCTGAATGGGGAGGAATCGTTCGTCTTCGGTCTCTCTCCGGAGAGGAAGCCGCGAAGTTCTACGAGATGTTCCAGGCGGACAAGACTCAGGCATCTCTGAAGATCCTTGCTCTCTCCGCGGTCGACGAAGGGGGGAACTGTCTCTTCAGCAACGAGCAGATCGGTGACCTCAAGAAGAAGAGCCTTCGGGCCATTCTGAGACTGCAGAAGGAAGCACTCCGCATCAACGGGATGACGGAGGATGCTGAAAAGCAAGCAAAAAACGACTGAAGCGAGACGGTACGCGGCGATTTGCGTACCGTCTCGCCCTTCATCTTGGGTGGAGCAATGTGGATGCTATGCTCCGCAGCATGACGTCCAAACAGTGGCTTGAGTGGAACGTGATGTACTCTCTTGAGCCATGGGGCGAAGATCGTGAAGACCTAAGATTCGGCTCGGTAGTCCAGGCATTAGTCAATGCGAATCGGAATGCTAAGAAGCATCCGAAACCTTATTCTCTCATTGAGTGTTCTCTCAGTGGAGGGGACCAGACTATTGCTCATAAGCAATCTTGGCAGCAAATGAAGATGACTGCAATGTTGCTGACTGGCACAGTCTGGAAGGAGAGCTAAGTGGCCGTAAGCATCGGTGATCTCATCGCAACCCTCGAACTCGACAACAAGTTTTCCAAAGACATCAAGACAGCCGAGAAGGATCTCACCGATTTCGACGAAGCCTGGGCAGGGTTGAGAACTGGTGTTGGCGCAGCTGTCGCTGCTGTCACTGCAGTTTCTGCTGCTGTCATTGCTCTGGGCATGAGAGGCGCAGATGTTGCTGACATGGCAGAGACCTTCAACGAACTTCAGGCGAGGATTGGAAATACTGCTGGAGCGTTGAACGTCATCAGTGATGCCCTTGATGGGACAGTCAATGACTTTGACATCATGCACAACACCAACACTGCTCTCAGTCTTGGGCTCAAGCTGACCGAAGACCAGTTCAAGTCAACAGCAGAAGGTGCACGGTTGCTGGCGGATCGCACTGGTAGAACTGCATCTGACGCGTTCCAGACATTGATGATGGCAATGGCCACTGGCCGAGATCGCCAGCTGCGATTCCTGGGTCTCACTGTTGACACAGAAGCCGCAGTCAAGAAGATGGAATTGGCTCTGGGGAAGTCTTCTGGAGAACTCACCAAAGCTCAGACAACTCAGGCCAAGAGTGAAGCGATTCTCGCCGCCCTGAACAAGCAACTCGAACAGTCTGGTCGAGTGGCGTTGGACTTTGGTGATCGTGTCGCTCAGGTCACAACACTGATGGCCAATCTCTCCGATATCACAGCACTCACCACTCAGAACGTTTTCATGGAGTTCGACAAACAACTCGTAAGTTCATCTGGCTTTCTTGATGACTTTGGTATCTCTGTTGGGAATCTTCGTGAAACTTGGGCGTTCTCTCTGAATACCATAGCCAATGGGCTCGTGAATCTGGTGGCGATAGTCGTGGATCGCATCACGTTGGCAGTCGCGATCATCACGACCTTTGGCACTGAGACAGCTGCCACAGCTGGCCAACTCTGGGATGCTCTCACCTTCAAGACTGATCCTGCGACTGCTCTCAAGAACATCGGAGCGGTTGGGTCTGGTGCCATGAAAGCACTTAGTGGGTCCATCCTGGATCTCACCAAAGTTCAGTTCACCTGGAACGACTACACGAAAGTTGGTACGAAACTCGTCAAAGAAACTCCCCCTCCTGTCGATAAACTCACTGACAGTCTCAAGAAGCAAGAAGAAACCATGAAGAGGCTCGTTGAAGCAATGAAGGCTCACTTCGATGCTGCCACCAAGACTCGTACAGCACAAGAGGAATTGTTGGCAATCCTTGGCCCGGGGAGCCAAGATGCAACCATTCAGATGGGACGTCTCGCAGATGCTACCGACAGACTTGGTGGAGTCACTGCGCTGACTGATGCACAGCTCATCTCGTTGGTGAAGCAACTCGAAGCTCAGATTGCGTTGGGTGGACAGAACGAAGAAGGCTTCACGAAGATGGCTGAAGCCATGAACGAAGCTGGCAATCGTGGTGTGTATCTGAATGCGCAGTTGGGCATTCTTGCTGGCAAGCCGCCCAAGATCGACGAAGTTGTGAAGCAAGTTACGAAGTCTACCTTCGATTGGCAAAATGCTCTCGAAGGAGTCATTCTTCTCGCTGACATGCTTGGTGGGCCATTTGAGGATCTTGCTCAGATCATCAGTACAGTTGGGGATGTCTTCAGCAGACTAAAGGACGAGATCAAGGCTGTCAACGAAAACCAGGCCTTGACGGACACTCAGAAGGATGCCGAGAAACTCAAGCTGACCATACTTGCTGTTGCCACTGCTGCTGGAATTTTGGGGGCGGCACTTTCTAAGAGCGCAAATCCTGCAGTCGCGAAGTTTGGTGGTGCTCTTCAGGGTGCTGCTGCTGGCGCGAAGCTTGGGACTGCTATTCTCCCCGGGTGGGGAACTGCCATCGGTGGGCTCGTTGGTGGAATCTTTGGCTTCATCAATGCAGGAAAGAAACTCCGCAAGGAGATGGATGACATCAAGACCAAGTTCCTCGACTCTGTTGGTGGTATGGACTCTCTCAAACAACACGCGCTAGAGGCTGGGATTGGCATTGAGACGATCTTTGCCGCTAAGAGCAAGAATACGCTTCTTGCTGCCATTGATGAAGTTCAGAAAAAGCTCGACACGTGGGACGAAGCGAACACGAAGCTCCAGGCTGCGATCGAGAAGTATGGAATCACTGTTGCTGAGCTCGGTCCGAAGTGGGCACAGCAAGCGATGGACAAGAAAGCACTCGATCTCATCGAGAGCTGGAAGTTGCTTGCTGCTGCTGGAGTGGAAGTCACGACGCTCATCGAGAAGATGGGCCCGGACATGTTGGCCTTCGTTGACGAGGCTGTTGCAGCAGGAACAACGATTCCTCTCGCGATGAAACCGATGATTGATGCCATGTGGCAAGCAGGAAAGCTTCTCCACGAAGATGGCACTGCGTTTACAGAAGCAGAGTACAAAGCTCTTTCCTTCGGGGCTTCGACGAGTCAGATGTTCATGACTCTGCTCGATAAGATCGACCAACTCGTGAACGCACTTCTTGGTATTCCGGACAAAGACGTCAATGTCAATGTTCACACTCGATACCCTAATGGAAAACCCCCGAGTGGGGACAGTGATGTGCCACCAGCCGATCAGGAAGACCCACCCAACGGTTATCCACCTGCCATGGCATCTGGTGGAATCGTCACCCGCCCAACTCTGGCTTACATTGGAGAAGCAGGGCCAGAAGCCATTGTTCCTCTGAGTGAGTGGGTTGCTCAAGGCGAGAATATCTCTAACGAGATTCGTTCTCTTCGTGCTGAAATGGGCCGTAGAGAGGAAACGATTCACGTTCCACTGATCGTGGATAGTAAAGTCTTGGCAGATGTTCTTGTCCGCCGCAATCGTGCGGGTCTCTTCAAGATCATACCTTCAAAGGGATAGTTCATGAATCGACTAATGGCGACAAATAGAATTCAGGCTCCTGCGACATTCCTTACTGCGTCATCTGCAGGAGTTGGGTCGCCAGTCTCACGCCTGAAGGATCAACTCAGGAGCAAGTCGTGGCGCAGTGCGATTGGTTGGACGATCATCGCAGGTTTCAACGACAAGATCGACTTCAACCGCTCGGGCGTCAAGGTGGCGACGATCGCGGCGGGCACCTACGCGACCGGCGCGCTTCTCGCAACCGCGATCACGGCCGCGCTGGAAGCGGCCGACGCCACGCCGGCATGGTTGTGCTCCTATTCGGCGGGCATCTTCGACTTCCTGGCCGTCGGCTTCCCATTTACCTTGCTCTGGGCCAGCGGCGCGAATACGCTCACGGCCTGCCACAAGGACATCGGCTTCGCGGTCGCCGACACCGGTTCTTCGACGACGCACACGGGCGCGAGTGCTGTCTACCAATCGCGCCATTGGGTCAAAGCTGATCTGGTCGTAGCGGCTGAAGTTCTCGCCAGCATCGTAGTCAACCACAATCTGACCACAGATGGTGTCATTAGTCTCCAGGGAAATGCCACAGACACGTGGACAGCCCCAACTGTTGATAGGGTGATGCCTGGAAACACAACTCTCCGGATTGATTTCCCCCCAACAAACACACTACAGTGGTGGCGACTTCTGATCTTTGATTGTGCGAACCCACTCGGATATAGTGAGATTGGAGTTTGGTTTCTTGGGCCATACACTGCTCCTGCGAAAGACTTTGGCCCAAACTGGGAGAAGAGACCTCAGTCACAGAACCAGGTCACTTTCGCTATCAGTGGTGCCCACTTCACGGATCAAAAGACTGAACGGCCAGTCTGGGCTGCCATTGCTTGGCCCGGGGTGACTCTGGCAGAGCGGGACATTCTCATGGCTTTCTTCGCTACAGCACCTGTTGGCATCCCATTCTTCTTTGCTTTCGATGCTGTGGCATCTCCTTTGCTGACAGAGTATGTCATGTTGGGTGAAGCAGCAGGATACTCCCACGTTGAAGGTCCTGATGTTTTCCTTCTGAGCATACCAACACTTGTGGGGGTCTTGGGGTAATCTATGCCTATTCCTGCTTCGGACGAGATTTCCTCAGACCTCGGGCATGGTGTGCTCGGAATTCGGTATGGGTTGCGTCCGTTTCGTGACCTTCTTTCTGAAACAGTTGGACGGAGACACCTCTGGGTGGAGCTGCGGCCGAAGAAACTCGTGACGGGATGGGAAGCGAGCGGCGGGGGAGTCTATCAGGCGGACTGCACCGAGACATTCGACGGGGTCAGCCTTGACGTCGTCGGTGTCCAGACGCTGACGGAAACACTCACCAGAGTCGAGTCGTTCTCGATTTGTTCAGCGATCTCTGGGACCTACTTCTACCAGAATGACATGTTGCTCTGTGTTCATCTGATGGGAGAGACAGATCCATCTACTACATCAGTTGTGGCACAGTTCGGAGTCCACGTTGGTTCTCACGGAGTGTACCAGCCCATACTTGGATCAAACAAGTTTGTTAATGGGTCACTCGAAGCTTGGTCTTATTCAGGTGGTCATACTCCAGATGGGTGGATAGTCGACACTGCCATAGAAGGAACATCGTGTGTTCTCGACTATACAACTAGTGATCCCCTATTGGGCGGGTATGCATCACGGATTACTTTCACATCAGCGAAAGGATACAAAGGACTTCGTCAAGACTTCACGACTTTCGCAGCTGGTGAGATCTACCGATTTAGTGGGGCATATCGGATCAATTCAAGCACCCCCTCTGGAGAACTTGTTGTCCGAGCATTTGTGTAT